CTTTTGCCATGATAAAATATTATATGATTATACATTATATATTACTTAGGTTCAAACGCACCTAAGCCAAAATCACCGCTTAATATATCGTTTCCACTGGATTCGAATTTTTTAGGGGGTGTTTTACTGTTTCGCTGCTCAATGAGCTCGCTTTGTTGACTAGCTTGTATTTTTGTTCGATCGTCTTTTCTGTCTTCTTTTGCATTCATTTCAGCATCCTTGGACTGCATAGTCATTTGCTGAAGTTGCATATTCATTTGAAACTCCAATTGCATTAGTTGCTTTTTCATTTCCACTTCACCTTGCATTTTTTGCATATCAAATTGTGATTTAGCCTGTGCTAATTGTATTTGACTTTGTGTTAAAGCTTGTTGTTTTTGTACTTCTGCTTGAGCAGCTACTTGTTGTGCTTGAGCATTTGCCTGTGATTGAGCTTGTATATTTTCTTGCTGTACTTTCTGATCTCTTTCAAGCTTTTTCTTTCGCCTTAATTTAAGTACTTGATTTGCTAATTTAGTATTTTTAATTTCTCTAATATCAATAGCATCTTCAAGTTCAATATTGTTTTGAGCTATAGCAACTTGTATATTGTTTTCAAGTAATTGTTTTTCCTCCTCATCAGGAGCTAATTCTAAGTATATACCAAAGTCATATAAATGCAGCTCAGACATTTCCTCTAGCGTAGCTACGTTATGCGCTCCTATGCTTTGTATAAAAGCATTCCGTGTTGGTGAATATTCTATAACATCTGATATTCTTAATGATATTTTTTCAGCAAGCTCCGCTGTTAAAAACAAACCACTTTGCAAAATGTGTCTTGTAGCTGTATTTGAATTTGCGGCAGCAAGCTTTTGAACACCAACTAAAGCGTGTTTATCAGGTGTACTTCCGTCTCTAGCCTCATTTAAACCAGTAGCGTCTCTAACCATTTGCATATAATAATTATATGTACTGATTAGTTGAGCTAATTTATTAGCACCACCGTTGTTGCTTATTTCTTGTATAGGTATTTTACCAGGGTTCATATCACCTTCAGAGGTAAATGATCTACCGATAACAGATCCTGTTTGAAAAAACATATTCAACGCCTCTTGAGGATTGTAGTTCGTACCGTTTCCTAAATCAATTTCAGCTAAGCCATCAGCATCTAAATAAACACCATCAGGAACCATTCTTGATAATACTTGTTGGATTTTTAAATGAGTTAATTGAATCATGTCAGCAAAACCCGTAACTCTACTAACTAAAGATTCAATTTTACCGTTGTACATTCTAGGTGCTACAATAGAATAATTAAGCTTCACTTTGTTAACATCGCTTTTTTCACGAAGCATATTATCTGCCAACTCCCATTTTAATAATTTATTAGAACCCGGTATAAAAACCCCTTCATATAATACTTCTATATTCTTAGCAATTCTTTCGAATCTTAAGTTATTATCTATTGGTGGGTTAAACGCGTCGGTTTTTCTAATAATTTTTTCTGCACCCGTTGATATTTCTTTAACCTTATAAACCTCATTCATGTAAGTTTTGTAATTGAAATACATAACCTGCACTGAATTATTATCTTGATTTTGTTGTTGACTATTGTATTTATTATAAATACTATAATCTTGATTGCCTTGTTCTGTTATTGCTTTTAATTCCTCATTAGTTAAATCAGGAAATTGTTTTTTTAATTCACTTATAGTTATAGTCTTAACTTCCCCTACATAATATATATCATCAAAATAAGGGGATTCAGTATATGAATAAACAATATTAGCGGGGTCTACATAATCAACTACGATGCCTTCCGAAGGTGTAAATAACGTTTTAACACAACCAATCCCTAAAACAGTTAAATCATAAAAGAATCTTTTCTTTGTTAATTCATATTGATTTTGGTTAAGTATCGTTTGAATAGCTTGCTCCTCAGCAATCTCAACAGCTTGTTTATAGTTAAGCTGCATATGTAGTTGAAGTTCATCTTCATTGTCTGGTAACGTAGTGGGATCATTGTTAAACACATTAACACCAAATTGTTCTTGAACGTAATTACCAAATTCTTTAGTACGCATATCCGCAAGAATACCTTCCATATATGCCGTTCTTTTATTTACGCCATTAATGTCTTGTGAATGTGCCTTTATATCATAAGTTCTTTCGGCGATACCGTTTACTACAATATCTACAAACTTTGGAATTATTGGTACTGGCTTCCAATCTAAATTTAAATAAGATAAATCACCGTTAATAGATAGTTCGTCTTTGTATTTTTGTATGCTTTGTTCTCCCCTAGCGTATAATCTTAATTTGTGATAATTGTTTTGATTAACAAAAAATCTATTTGATCCTCTATCTTTTTTAAACCACTCATTTTGGATAGCTCTAGCGACATTAAGACCGTAATCCAATCCTAATTTTTCATCATCGCTAGCTGTTTGGCTTGGGAAGTAACTTTTTATAACTGACTCAGCCATATTAATTAATTATTTTTGATGTAATTCCTTTGTTTTCGTATTTCGAAAAGTTAATGTTAACTTTTGATTTTTGTTTTTCTGCACTTGGTCTGTATCTATTCTTATTACAAGCCATAATTGCTAGCCCTGAACTAATCGCTGCATCAAACTTTGTTCTTTTGTTTATATCAAACTTAGCCCAATCGTTTAATGTTTCATTAAAATATAAATCTCCGTAATCTCCATTAGGTGTAATACCTACGTGGCTGTTAATGTATGTTTCAATTGCTGCAGCATGAGCTTGTCTTATATCTTCACTTGAATTCGGTATACCACCAATTTCTTTTTCAGTAACAGATAATTTATTCCACAATCTATCAGGTCTATTCATAGAATATCCCCTGTATCCTCTTCTTCTTAAGTAATATAATAATCTTGGTTTATTATTTTCCGCAAGTATTGGCATCCCGTAAAACACTAATGCCATTAAAACATCTTCAAAAAACATTTCTGCTGTTTGGGGTCTTGCTACATATTCTAAAAAAAATCTATTCGGAGGAGCATCCTCCATGCTAAACTTTGTTAAACCGTGCAATGCGCCTTTAGAACCTTTGCCATCAGTTGTTCCTGATATATCATATGAGTCACAACCAAAAGCCCCCATATGATCGTTTCCTGGATACTTAACTCCATTCTTGTTTATAATGCTATTTTGTAAATTAATACTTGGTACCCAACTAATTTTAAATCTTCCATTTGGATTAGGTGTAAATTGTACTTTTGTATCTCTAATGCCATTCAACCACGAAAAACTTCCTGTGGTAACATTAGCTTCTGTTGTAATGTCGTCATTAAAATCAATTTGCTCATATATTTTAGCTAAGTTAAATATACTGTTCTTAGCTTCGTCTCTAAATGCGTGCTCTTCCGTTCTCGGGAATTGTCTATAAAATTCGTTTAAACCGTCTGCATCACCTTTTAAACCTTCTACTTCATTCTCCCAATGTTCAATAACCCCGACGTTAATATTATCTCCCCTGTTGTCTTCGATAGGCTCTTGTGGTGTGTTAAATACAGGTATTCCATGAGAATCGATGAATCCTTCGAAATTCCATTCCATAGGTATGAACAAAGAATATAATCCCGAGCGAGTCTGTCCATTTTTATTCCGTTTCGTAACATCTGAATTATTATATAATTTTTTAAAATTCTCGCCACCTTTGTCAAGAGCATTGCTCGTTGACCCCATCATACACTTACCTATTATTCTCGAACCGAGCCTGAGGGTGGTTTTTGTGACGCGCCAGTTATTGAGGATGTTTTCCGGACGCTCCCATTTTCCAGCTTCATCATGGACGAGAAGTGCGAGCTTCTCTCCATCATAGGAATTATCTCCGGTATTTTTCCAGTCAATGGTGGTGTCCAATCCTTCCATTTCTTGGGGTTTATCCTTCGACTCGAATCTTTTACGTGTAAATTTCGAAGCGGGTACTCTGTACGCAAGTTCTGTCTTGGGGCGATCCATACCGTCCTGGATGGGTCTGAAAAAGAATGGATAATTGATCGATATTGGTACCACTTTATCAGTGAACATTTTCTTCGCATCGGCTCCAGATTTGGACAGTATTCCGTACCGTGCATCGGAAGATATGGTAGCCAAGTTAACTGTCTCTGAGGATGCCATAAACGAAAAACCTGAACGTCTATTCTTGAGATAGCACATTCCGTAACACCTTCTATCTGCTTTACACGCTTCCCAATAAATAAAGAATAATCTATTGGCTTCTCGAAAGTCTGGTCTCCCAACATCAATCTTGGTCCACTGCAAGTACATATAGTGAGTGCCAGTAATATAAGTGGGAACCCCTTTGCTTTGGAACCAATGCCCTTCATCCCGTTTAATAAATTCTTTATCGATATACGCATGCCATGTTTGTTTAAATTCATCTGGATAATCTTTCCAGTCAAATATACTTTTAATTGCCTTAAGCTCCTTAGGATACTCGTGCGGAGTCCACTTGTCATTCTGAGTATCAACTTCCTTTGTTTTAGGCAAAGCAATTTTTAAATTCTGTATGCTATACACTTCTCCTATCTGACCCGTCTTCGAT